ACAGGGGTGACGACACCAATTCTATCATTAACATTAGTTGCTGCTCAATTTATTGATTTAGAAAATGTTGTACCACAAACTCCAATATACTCAATTAATTGGGGAGACGCAACAACAGACTTTATAACAGTGGCTGGACTTGTATTGCATGATGTAAGCTTATTAGCAAACAACACTTATATTGGCAAGGTGATTGAATTGAATAGCAATTCTGAATGTGAATTCTGGTATATAGTTAACGGAGGTGTGATAACTAAGATGATGTTGATGCGAAAAACAAACATAACTGTTACTTTGACATGCGGTTTGTACCCTGATTATCCGATATTGCTGACCGATGAATGCAGTGTAAATGGTGCTTTGTTTGAAGAAAGTTTCATGAAATTGTTTAACAATACAATACAGAATTCAGTTTACACAAATCAGACATCGTACAACAATTCAGCAAGCACAACAACTGATTTCTCTGCTGCACAATATGAGATATTGGTTGACAACGTGGTTAATGAATATGATTCTGGTTCTATTCACAATAAAGGCATTTTGCGCACACGTGGCGTCGCATAAATGTCCCTTCCTGTTCTCTCTCCTTCCTTCTTCTCTGAACTCTTCTTCCTTCTTCTCTCTTATCCATCCCTGCAACTGGTCTTCGATAGATAAATCTATCGAAGACAATAATAACAGGGTGTATACAGGGATACATAAAGAATGAAATTTCTATCATCCCCATCGCAGAGTTAATAGTAAAATTGAAAAAATGGTAGAATTATATCAACATAATGAAGGATACATACACTTTGAAGCATCATATTCAGAGAAGAAAGTGATATTTGCGGCATTAAGATATGAGCATCCAGACAAAGAATATAGTCCAGCCTACAAAGCAGAAAAATGGGATGGAATTGTAAGATTCTATGATAAAACAAAACAAAACTTTCCTTCAGGATTCAAAAGTATTGTCATAGAAGCATTATCAAGCAACAACATGCAGTGGGAGTTATACAGAGAAGATGAGTTTGTAACAAAATTGGAGTTTTCGAAAGAAATTTCAAGCAGGAAATACCAACACAGAGCTATACAGAAGTTCTTCAAAGAAAAGCATGGTATCATTAAAGTACCAACCAGAGGTGGGAAGACCTTTATTGCTGCTGAAGTAATCAGACACATAAAACATGATAACAGTAGAAACATGTTGTTCATTGTTGATACATTGGATTTGTTGTTACAAGCTAAGAAGGATATCGCATCACATATCAATGGCATTACAGAAGCAAACATAGGAGAGATAAGAGGTGATGTATTTAATATACAACAAATAACAGTATCAACAATTCAGACATTACAGTCAATAACCTCTGGGGCAAAGCGTGGAAACAAGGTAATGACCAAGGAAACTATTAAAGCCAAGAATTTGCGCAAGAAGACGTTGTTAGATTATGTTAAAACAATCCATCTGTTGATAGTGGATGAGTGTCATGAATACTCATCAAAATCAAGATTATCCTTCATAGGTAGGTTTCTGAAAATTGCTGAATTCAAATTGTTCATATCAGCAACACCATTCAAATCAGAGAATGAGTTGGATAATTTGAATCTCCGTACAGTTTGTGGTGATATTGTGTATGAAATTAAAGAATCAGACCTTAAGAAGCAAGGGTATTTGTCAGAGGATATTGTTCTTTTGATAAACATTGACCACGAAGATAACAAGAACATAAATTTGGAAGAAGGTTTAGACGACTACAATGAGTATTTGAAGCAAATTATAACACATAATTTCTATAGGAACACAATAATAATAAATTTCGCTGAGATACTAAGAAAATATTCGTTGAAAACTCTCATATTGTTTTCAAGGAAAGAGCATGGTTATTACATTAAGTCAATAACAGGTGATGCTTTCGTATCAGGAGACACTGCATTAGAAGACAGGACATTCATTCGTACAAATTTCTTGAAGAAGAAAGGTGGTGTCTTGTTGGCTTCAGATGTATTCAAGAAGGGTATAACATTGCCAGAGGTTCAGATAATGGTGAACGCAGGTGGTGGTCTTGAACAAACTGCTGTGATACAGAAGAAAGGTAGAGTATTAGGTGTAACGGAAACAAAAACAAAGGCTTTGATGATAGATTTCATAGACAATTATAAGTATTTCTCTGAACATTCTCTTAATAGAGCAGAAGTTTATATAGAATCTGTGGGTATGGATAAGATACACGTATTGAATTCATCTGATAAGGAGTTCTATCCTATGTTCAGAGATATAATCGAAAACTGGTTTGATTTATAGTTATGCTGAATATATGGAATCTATCAATTGAATTATATCAAGAGTTGTTCAGGCAATGCTCTCTTAACAGTTCTTTTACATTTAAGCCAAATTTATCAGAAACAAAGATGTTGGTGAAGTTTGTTAGATTCATGAAGGGCAAGTACAAGAAACATGAATTAAGCGTTACATTGTTCATACAATACTTTGAATTTCAATTCTCAAGGTATTCAGGAACATACTCTACTGGCTATGGCAAGAATAAAATCATGTTCAGTTGGGTTGTTGGTATAAAAGCTATTACAGCATGGAATGATAGAAATATATCAAAGAAGTGGTTAGTGAAGTTGAAATTAGACAATGAAGTTTGTTTAAGGCTTACAAAAACATTCAAAGATAAGTATAGTGTTGCAAGAAAGAACAAAACAATGATTCTGTTTGACAGATTAAGTGTCGTTGAAGAGAATCAGAAGCAGGTTAGATACAATAAACAAGAGGGGTTGCTTTGGTGTTACACAACAACAACATTATATGATTCAAGGTCTAAATGGTGTAGAGGGTGTATATTCAAAGAAGAATGTAACAAGAGATTGGAATTTGATTTCCCATTATTATATAAAAGAAGATTAGAGATACAAGATGCAAACAATAAATAGTGATTTCATATTCGACATATTCAAGGGATGTTTCCAAAGTAAGGATTTCTTGGGTATTGTCATTGATAATATAAAAGTGACATACATCCCAGAGGGGACTTTAGAAGCTATATTTAATGAGTTGGTATTTCAGCATAAAACACGTGAAATACGACCATCAATTGGCACCATGAAGTTAGCCATGAGGAAGAACAAAGACGCACTTGAAATGTTGGAAGAGATAAAGGAGATGGAACCAGTCGATATTGATTCAATACTCAATGGCTTGGAAGATTTCATCAAGAACTGTATGTTTATTGAGAATTACAATAAGGCATCTGAGTTGTTCAATAAAGACAAAACAAAGGAAGCATATACAATATACTCAACAGGTGCTGAAGATATATCTAATTTCACACTCGATACAGAGCAGTATGCGGCAGTATTTGGTGATTTTGCAAAAAGACAAGTTGAACGTCTGAATGGTGGGAATGTCACTAAGATGCCGTCATACATTGATGAACTTGACAGAAGAACCAATGGTGGACATGAAACAGGTCAATTAGTAATATTCGTCGCAGAATCAAAGGGTGGAAAGTCATTTGCATTATCACATTATGGTATATCAACATTAAGAAGTGGGTATGATGTTTTACATATACAACTTGAGGGAACTAAGAAGGAATGTTTGGATAGATACGATGCTAATTGGTCTGGTAATTTGTATCAAGATGTTAAGGTTGGTGAGTTTAGTGACAAATCATTGAAAGCATATAAGAAGATACGTGAGACAATGAATTCAGAGATTTTCGTATATGCTCCTGAAAAGTTCAATTCATTCAATGCAGACAATCTTGAAAGACGTATAATAAACATGAAGAAGAAGAGACCTAATCTGAAACTTGTAGTTGTGGATTACTTGGAGTTAATGGCTCCAGATAATCAAACATACAAACCAAGCGATGAGAGGTTTAAACAACAGAAGACAGCAAGAAGAATGAAGGAGATAGCTATGGAACAGGATGTGTTGATAGTTACAGCAACTCAAACTGGAGTGTTAAGTAGAGAATTGATAAATGACCCTGAATTTGTATTAGATAGAGAACATCTGGGAGAAGAAAAAGGTAAGATACGTGTGGTCGATATGATGATTTCAATCAATAGAACAAAGGATGAGGAGCATGAAAGCATAGCAAGACTACACATAGTAGCAGCAAGAGAGGTTTGGGGTGGCAACGAGCCAATATACATAAAGACAAATTTGAAAAGAAGTAGATTCTATGATAGGAAGGGCACATTAACAAAATTCTTTGAACAAGACATGTTATCATGATAAAAGTTGAGTCTATCATACCATTCCTAACCAATGTGAATAAAAGTCACAGTTCACAGATTATATCAGATTGCCCATTTTGCGGCAAGACTAAGCACTTTTTCTTGAATAAGAAGACATTGGCTTGGGATTGCAAAAAGTGTAAGGAAGACGGAACAGTGAAGAAGTTGCTTGGTAAGCTTGGCAAACTTTATTTGATTGAGGGTGAGAAGGTGATAAGACTGAACAATCCAGTACTTGATATCAATTTTGAGGAAATATCAATAGAAGATATTGAGAAAGATGAAGTCACCAGATTGCCTATTGGATTCAAGAAATGCAATTATGATACTGATGATGATTTCACAAATTATCTCAAAAGCAGGAAATTCACAAAAAATGATTTTGATTTATACATTCCTGGATATACAGAACTCAAGTCTAAGTACAAAGATTATGCGCTTATACAGATTATAAACAATTATAAATTGAAGGGATTTGTAGGAAGGGCAATATATGATGAGATGGAGAATAGGTATTCTAATAGTTTAGGCACAAAATTTGCTAACTTGATATTTGGCTTAGATGAATTAAGCAATAGAACAGACACATTGATAATATGTGAGGGCATATTCGATAAGATATCTATAACAAATGAAATGGAGTTGTACAATGATGCAACAATGAAATGTGTAGGTTCATTCGGCAACAAGTTGACAAAGAATCAAATACGTATCATAAAGAAATACAGGAATATAAAGAATTTCTTCTTGTTTTATGATGCAAGAGATAGTGTAGAAATCATGAAGAAGTATTCACTATTACTTAAACATGAATTTAAGGGGTGTAATGTTAATGTGTGTTATCTTGATGCTGGTGACCCAGGAAGTTCAGATTTTCATGTTATAGCAAAAGCGTTAACAGACTCTACAGATTATCTTGAATTCTTTTATTCCAAAGTTCAGAAGCTAAAGTGAGTCAAATTTAAGATTTGGTGGAGGACAATGATATAGCATCTCAAAGTAAAATATTTCAAAAAAAATTTTGTTATCTCAAAAAAAATTTAGACCTTCGTATCGTAATTAAAACCTCAAAAAAATGAATAAAGCTAAAAAGACTGCAGATAATACAGCAGGAGCACAACAAACAAACCTAACATTTAAGGAACTACAGTTCATACAGATGTTCTTTGCATCTGATTTCTGTGATGATGGAGTTGATAGCATCATATGGGATTATTCAGCGAATGATTTTCTTCCATATGAAGGCAGAATACGTTCTGGAGTGATTTCATCACTTGAACAGAAGAATGTAATCATAGTAACAAAGAAGGACAAAGGAGACATTGCAGGCACATACAGTTTTTCAGAATTTGGTAAGCAATTACTCGCAGAACGTAATATAGCACCAGATAATGTTGATGAATGGCTTGTAGACGTTGAGAATCAACCTAAGCCAATCGAACTTTCAAAGGATGAAGTAAAAGTATTGGATTTTCTGATGGATACAATTAGCTACTGGAAGATTGAGGAACCAACGTATTCAAATGTGGGTTTATCAGATATTACTAAGGAGTTCAATATAAGTAAGAAAGCAGCCAGAGAGATAGTAGAGTCATTACAAACTAAAGGGTTGGTTGAGAAGGATACTGAAGTCGACATAATATATGTAATATGGGACAATACAGACAAATTACCTAAAAGGGTGTCAAAAGTTGATTCAAAACTAACACAAGCACCATCAAGCAATGCGGGCAAATTCAAACCTTACCAACAATTTGGCAATCATGGTGTTAATGGAGAATTGGAAGGATATGAGAAGGGTGATTTGGTAAGTTTCATCATTAAAGGCAAGAAACACAAGGGTATATACATTCATTTTCATAAGAACAACCATTCTCCCAATGGTTACATTGTAATCAAATACAATAACAAGATATATGAACGTGTAGCATCTAAAGTGAGTAAAATTCAATCAAAATAGTACAATAATTAAAACCCAATATACAAAATGCAAAACAACAAAGTTATCAACAGCCTGTACAACAAGTATGAGTATCTATCAAGAGAATATGCTAAGAAGGTGTTCAATTATGAAAGACAAGGTCTTCTACTTGAAGACATACAACAGGAGATGCGTATAAAGATTTATATGTCAATCATGGGGTATGGTAGAGCGTGGGCAGACTACAGAGAAACAGGGATGAGGAAACCAGCACCAATGGAGTCATGGATACGTCTTACACTGGCTAATAAAGTGAAAGATTACATACGAATATTCAATATTGACAATGTCAACAACAAAGACAAGATTTCAATAGGCAATGGTGAGGAAACAGTAGATGTAGGGTTCTTCAGTACAGTAGCATCAGAAATTGATTTAGACAATGAGGTTTGTGTAGTTAATGATGTTGATATACTTGCGGGCTTGAAGAATGACAGAAAGACATGTTTTTCATTATTTCTGAAAGGGCATACTATAAGGGAATTGTCAACCAAATTCCCAAAAATCAATGCAGAGAATTTGATATCGCAGCACAGTAAACTTCTCAGAGGCAAAAGAAATGAATTGTATGATTTCACAAATAATCATTTTGAGACTTTTAAGAGGTCTGAGGAAGAATAAATAAACAACAAAGTTAATTTCAAAAATAAAAACAATAACAATGGCAACGACAACACAATTAAAGCCAAAACAAATCCAAAGGCTGAAACAATTTGGTATTACAGCTGTTACAGCTGAAAAAGCAACAGTAAAACTTGTAGAATTTCTTGAATCCAAGGAAGTCACTGACTTAGATGATGATTTAGGTGTAGATGACCTAATCGACATGGCAGAATTATTCAATGATGATGATGAGGTTATTGATGATGAGTCTGAAGAAGTTGAAGAAGTTGAGGAAGAAGAGGAAGAAGCACCCAAGAAACCAGTGAAGAAAACTGCACCAAAAGTAGCTGTTGTTGAAGAGGAAGAGGAAGAGGATGATGAACTTGAAGATGATGAAGAATTTGAGGAAGAAGAGGAAGAAGTTGAAGCACCACCAAAGAAAGCAACTGTTGCTATAAAGAAGAAATCAGCACCTGCAAGAGAAACAGAAGATGAACTTGATGAATTGGCTCAAGAGGTGAAGAAGACAAAGCCTGTTGGCGGTAAGGCAACTAACACAGTTCAAAAGAAATTGGCAGAAAACATATTCGATGCAAGAAACAAAAAAGACCACATGGAATACTTGGAGTTCTTGCATGACCATTTTCCTTTGAAGAAGTTCCAATATGATATATTGAAACAAGGCTTCACAATACGTGCATTAGGTAAGAATTCAAAGGTTACTGTCATGAATTTTGATGAGTTGAAATTAGTTGATGGTGAATTGTTGGGCAATCTTTATCTGAACAGATTCAAATCAGTTGAGGAATTAACAGAATTATTACCTGACGAATATCAGGAGCATGAGATTGGTATGTTCAGAGGTGAATCTCATCCATGTATTAAGAAGGTTACAAGTACAGATGTGTTGACCATTATGGAGAGTGATGTGTACAAAGAAACCATAAAGCGTTCATCTTCTACAGATACCAAAATGGGAGCAAACAGGCAAGCATTGGAAGAGAGTCTTGAAAATAAGACAACTGCACCAAAGAAAACAGCTATCGTAACAACGATTAAGAAGAAATAATCAATAAACCCATAAATTTAAGTGGATTCCCTCAACATACGTTGGGGGAATTTCTTTCAAAGTTATATAAAAAAACAATATAAAGACATGGTTTCAGAAATACATTTTGATTTAGGTGTGGCAAAATCAGATAACTTCAATAGAATTTACTTTGATATGGTTGACTTATTGCATAAGTTTGGTAAAAACGATAATTCAAGGAATGGTGATGCTTGTGAAGTTCTAAACTTCAAAACAGAGGTATCCAATCCAGCCGAAAGATGTGTGGCTGGAAGAAGCAGAGATATCAACATATTCTTTTTGCTTGCTGAAGCACTATGGATATTCGCTGGTAGAAAAGATGTGGCGTTCTTGCAGATATTCAATTCTCAGATGAAGGAGTATTCAGATGATGGCGTGAACTTTCATGCTCCATATGGATACAGAATCAGAAATGCAGGTATTAGTTCTTTTGTTCAGAATGAAGCTAAGATGGGATTCGACCAGATGCAAAGAGCGTTGCAAATGGCAGAAAACAATCCTAATGATAGAAGGATTGTTCTACAAATATGGAATTATGAGTTAGATTTAGGTACTACAAGCAAAGATATTCCATGCAATGATTTGTGGATGTGGAAAGTTAGAGACGGAAAACTACACACTACAATTGCCAACAGAAGCAATGATATAAATTGGGGATTGCCTACAAATATATTCCAATTCTCATTTATGGGAGAGTTGTGTGCGAATATATTGGGATTGCAATTAGGAAGTCAGGTACATAATTCGCAGTCACTCCATATGTATACAGAAGGCAAGATGGGTGAACTGACCAACAAGATACTAACAACTGAAGATAAGCATAAAACTATCGAATATGGAACCAATATGCAGAGTAGAGAGTTCGATTTCAATTATAGCAGCACAGATGCAACAGAAAGATTGAAGCAAATTGATTTAGTGATTAATGCTATGATAAATGGTTTGACTGCGCTGTTTACAGATTCTGAGAAGTATGAAAGTGAAAGAGATGAAATATTAACAATGATTTGGTCATCAAGTGAGTATTTATCAGATGTTTATAGAATACTTGAAGTATATGTTCGATATAAACTCAACAAAAACAAACGAAAAGCACTTGATGAGATACAAGAAATTCAGGCTGAATCATTCTTTGAGCATGCTCATGAACATGAACATGAGGAGAACCCAGCTGATTATGTAGTATGGGACTATCTAATGTTAGCAGAAGCATTCTTCGGAAAGAGAACAGGAGCAACTAACACATATCAATATGTCTGATAGTTTAAAATCATGGATAGCAGAAAACTTATTGATAGTTGAGGAAGCAAGTGAATCATTATACACTGTTGAAGGTTTAGGCACGTTGTTGCTTTTGAACCCAAAGAAACACAAGATAATTGATGAGGATTGCTGTTTCACTCTCAATTCAGTCGAACAAAAGCATCTGGAAGAATATGAGATAGACTATTTCCTGTTTGAATTTGGCAAAAGGTGGTATTATTCCAAACTAAAGGAGTATACAGGAGATTCAGAATACCTTAGATATTCAGCAGAATTCAATGATTTTAAGTATGTCGGCAACTGTGCGATTAAGAACAATGATAGGTATATACACTTGGGAGTACATTCAGAATACGAATTATTGAATGGAAGTGGTAAGCCAAAGAATTGGGTCAAGAAAGCTAAGTTTTTAGGTATGAATGCATTAGGCATATGTGATAAAAATACATTAGCAGCAACCATGGCCATTCAAATGGAATGCAGGGATGCAGGTATAAAATCAATACTTGGAAGAACAGTCCCAGTTGCTTATGATTACAACCCAGAAGAAAAATTACAAAAGAAATTTGATGTAAAACTTTATGTCAAGGATAAGCAAGGTTGGTTGAACCTACTGAAAATCAATAACTATTCTAATTCCATGTTTGATGGTGAGTTCATCACCGAAGAGATACTGTTTGAACATTCCGAAGGTTTGATATTGGTATTTTGTAAATTCGGATTATTAAGCCATTTGCAGAATGATAGAAAAGGATTTGTCAAAGCAGTGGATAATTACAAGAAACACTTCACTCAGATTTACCAACAGGTTGATTACACTGAATTCTATGAAGATAAGGTTGACATGAGCAATCTTGAATTCATAAGAAATTATACTAAGCAATATACAGACCACATTCAACCAATCTTGATACAAGATAGTTATTACATAGAAAAAGAGTATTTTCAGTTGAAGGAATATCTCAATAAGGTTGACAAGCGTATAACCTCTTACAGTGAGGATGAACACTTCAAGCCATATAGCGAAATTGAAGAACAAGCATCCAAGATGTATAAAGACAAGCATATCTTTAATCGTTTGTTCAATACTATGCTTGATAGTGTGAAGCAGGTTGTTGATTCTTGCAACTTTAGCATCGAAGTTGGTATACCAAGACTGCCAAAGTATAATTTTGCACCAAAAGGCAAGGGCAACATACAGTACTTTAGAGAGTTGGTAGAATATGGATTTGTTGAGAAAGTTGAGAAAAGAGGTCTTGATGTTGATTTATACAGAAAGCGTGTAGAGATTGAGATGGAATTGATAGAGAGCGCAGAGATTGTTGATTATTTCTTAATACTTTGGGATATAATAAATTGGTGTGGTCAGAATGATATTATGGTTGGAACAGGTCGTGGTTCTGCTGCTGGTTCTTTGGTTTGTCATTTGTTATTTATCACAAATGTTGACCCAATAGAATATGATTTGCTTTTTGAGAGGTTCTTGAATGCAACAAGGGTGTTGCCTATACAATATGTTAATTTGCAATTAGCTAATGGTTCAACTAAGCAAATACAATACGGCACAAAGGTTAAGACAAAAAGAGGTGAAGTTTTGGTTGAGGAACTCACAGAAGACGATGACATTGACTTAGATTAACAGTTATCAATTCTTTATGTATATATACAAGACAACATGCTTAGTCAATGGGAAGATTTATATTGGTCAACATAAGCATCCATTTGATAAATCAAATAAATACATAGGAAGTGGTACACTGTTAAGAAAAGCCATAAAGAAACACGGTTTGCATAATTTCGTCAAGGAATTGTTGAGAGAATGCAAGACTCAGAAAGAATTAGATGCATTTGAGATGGTTTATATAAAGAAATACAAATCTTGTAATATTGAAATAGGATATAATTTGCTTGAAGGTACTGCTAATTGTTTTGGTCAGGGAACACCAATAGAAAATCCAAGAATTAGGGAGTATATGCTCCCAAGGATGAGAGAAGCAATGAGCAAACCAGAAATTAGAAATAAGCTAAGAACCATAATCAATGAAAGATATGAGAATAATCCTGAATACAAGGAGAATTTATCAATCTTAGGCAGGGAGTTGATTGGAGATAAGAATCCAAACTATGGAAACAATTGGAGTGAAGAACAAAAGACGCATTTATCAAAGAAATTTTCAGATGGAAGTCGAAAAGGCAACAAGAATGCCAACTTCGGAAATAAGTGGAATGAAGAAATGAAGTTAAAGTTAAGCAAGAAACTATTAGAGTCCGATTTGAATAAGGGAGAAAACAATGGAATGTATGGGAAGGTCAGGATAACAAACGGAGTCACAAATACAGCAATAAGAATTGGGGAACCAATACCAGAAGGTTGGAGATTAGGTATGACAAGAAAGAAAACAATATTAAATGAAAATTAAAAAAATAGAATATAGCAAAGAGATGCGCAAGGACTCTTTGCCTCAATTGCTCCCTTTGTAGAAATATAAAGGGAGCGCAAATACCAGATATCGATGTGGATTTCCCAAGCGAATACAGAGACGTTGTGAAGGGATACATTCGTGAAAGGTTCGGTGAGTTTCAGACTTGCTCAGTAGGAACATACACGAAATTGCAAATAAAAGCAGGGTTGAAGGACTTTGCTAAAGTTAGAAATTTGGACTTCACATACAGCAATTTGATAACCAAAGCAATAGGACATCAAGTAAGCTATAAGTGGGAAGATATATTCAAATATGCAACTAAGAACAAAGGATTGTACAATTTTTGTCAACAATATCCTGACATCATAAATATGATTAAGTTCTGTCTTGAACAGCCAAGGTCATCATCAGTTCATGCTTCTGCAGTATTAGTTCTGCCAGAACAGAATCAACACGGTGAAGAATACGATGTTAACGATTGGTTGCCTGTAAGAATGATAGATGGTTTATTGGTTGCTGAATGGGAAGGGAAGTACACAGACAATGCAGGATTTCTGAAGGAAGATATATTAGGATTATCACAATTAGACAAGTTTATGTCCATAATAGATATGGTAAAGGTTAATAAGGGTGATGATATAGTGCTTGATGATATAAGATTAGATGACAAAAAGACTTATAGACTATTCGCAAGAGGTTGCAATGAAGACATATTTCAGTTCAATTCATCTGGAATGAAGAATTTCAGTACGAAAGTTAAGCCAGAGAACATAGAGGAACTTACAGCGATGAATGCGCTGTGGCGACCAGGAGCGATGAGTAGCAATGCTCATATAGAGTTTGCAGAAATTAAGCATGGCAAACGAAAGTTGAAGTATGATTATATGTTAGAAGATGTGACTAAGAACACATATGGTTTAACAATCTACCAAGAGCAAATCATGCAATCAGTTGTAACATTAGGTGGTTTCACTTTAGTGGAGTCTGATGGTTTTCGTACAAATATGAAGAAGTTCCAGAAAGACATAATGGCTACATATCAGCAAAAGTTCATAAGTGGGGCAGAGGAAAGAGGTTGTGATAAACACGATGCTATTAAGATATGGAATAAATTGCTTGCATTCGGTGGTTATGGATTCAATAAAAGTCATGCATCAGCGTATGCGATAATAGCGTATTGGGCACAGTGGTTTAAGGCTAATTATCCATTGGAGTTTTGGACAACGTCGTTACAGCATGCTTCTGAAGACGAAATAATGTATAGGATATCAGAGATGAGCAAGACTCATAAGGAGATACAATTGAAACCACCATCAATAAATACATCTACAAATAAGTTTGAGTGCAATAATGAGAACATATATTGGTCTCTTACTAAAATAAAAGGGGTTGGCGAAGCTAATGTTAGACACATAATAGCAGAACGAACAATAAAGCCATTTAAATCATACAATGATTTTGCAAACAGAATACCTAAGAAGAATGTCAACAAGAAAACACTGATGAATTTGATATTGTCAGGCTGTTTCGATGAATTAGAATACATAAACAAACCAAGCGAACGTATATCTTTAGTCTTGAAACACTTAGATAGATTTGAAGAGGATATCCCTGAAGAATTTCAAACAGAAGATATATACAAAGATTATTTTTGGATATTCAAACAGAAGGAATTGACAGGATATGGGGATGTTGACTATAAGCAAATGCTGTCTAATTCAGGACTTAACAATTTGAAGTCAATGTATGTCAATAACATTGAGTTTCAAAGAAGCAAAGATTACAAAGAAGTTTGTATTTGCGGTGTTTTGAACTTCTATATTGAGAAAACTACCAAGAAAGGTTCTCAATACTGCACCATGGAGTTGATTTCTAACAGCGATTTAATAAGAGTTATGTTGTGGGAAGATGTTCTCGATGAATTTAGAGACGTCATCCCAGAGTTAAAGGGAAAGTTAATAGCGATTACAGGTAAGACAAAGTTTGAGGATTATTCAGGCAGTAATACACTATATTCGTATGACAAAACACAAATCATAAATTTATCGAAATAACAAAAACATGGCTGGGACAGAGCAAGTAGTAATTAAACAGGAAATAGTACCAATTTATAACCCGCAATCAAGTACAGGAATTCCATCTGGATATTTGATTGTAAAAACAATTAAAAGCTAATGAACATAGCTGATTTTCTAAGCAATCCAGAACACAGAAAAATTGACAACATTGTTCGCTTCAATTCTCATCCATTTGTGATAGGTGAAACAGTGTCACAACATAGTTGGTGGGTCGTAGCGTTTGGCAGAATGATATGTGAATATTTATTT